TAGGAAACAAATTAAAAGATATGCTTTATAAAATAAGAAACGATGATGAATTTGTTTATATTACTCTTGATGATGTAAAAAGTGATGAAAAAAGACAAAAAATGATAGAACTTATAAATGGTGGGAAAATTAAGAACGGGGATGGTGTTATTATAGCCAGTTATTGCCTAAAGCACAACAAAAATATCCGTTGCAGCATAGAAGAAGATTAATTTATTGAAAGGGAAATACTATGACAGAAACAGAAGAGAAAATTTATATGATTAACTCATTGGCAGCTATTAAAGATGCTATCAATGCCGAAGGTGGTAATATTACAGATGCTACACCATACGACCAGTATGCAAGCAAAATATCCGGTGCAACCAAAATAGAAGCAAAATCCATCACACCAACCACATCAGAGCAAGAAATTACAGCATCTGGTGACGTTGATGGTTTCTCACCGATAACAGTCGCTGCTGTTACAGCTGCTATTGATGAAAATATTGTAGCAGAAAACATTAAGTCCGGTGTTACCATCCTAGGTGTTGAAGGTACATATACAGGCGAATAAACCATAAAGGACACAAGGAATGGCAGAAAAGAAAAAACGCAACTATAATGAGGAAAGTAGGAAAAATTTAAAACCTACTTTCTCTGCAAATAACAGTGAAATTGCCCGATATGCTCAAGAGCAATCTGTTATTGCCAGAGCAGAAAATAAAGCAAGAGAGCAAGAAATAGAAACATCTGCCAAAATAATCATTCGTTGCCTTAATAAAGAAACAACGGACGATATGGGAAACAAAATCACCGTTAAAGAAAAGATGATGCTTTCCTTAATAGAAAAGGCAATTCGTGGCGATATTCGGGCGGTTGAGTTGATTATTAAACTTATAGAAGAAATGCCGACCGATAAAAAAGAAATATTAGGTACACTTGACATCCAAAAGGTATTTGTTTCGCCTGATGACCATAAGCAAGCGTTAGAGCATATAAAAACAGTTATTGCCGAAAGCTTTAAAAACGGGGGATAACATGACCGCATCCCCTGAATATATCGGCCAAGTTGCTTTAGAGTTAGGTTTTAAAGGGTGGTTTCTCTATATGTTTCAGAGTATAGAAGGACACCCTTTTATTTGCGAGCCTATACACGAAAAGCTATTTGAGTATGTGGAAAAGGTTTTTAGCGGTGATATAACACGGCTTAATATAAATGTGCCTCCGAGAAGTGGTAAGACTACCATTGCCAAATATATGCTTATCTACTCATTGACGATCAACCCAAAGTCTAACATTATATATACGTCATTCTCTCAAAGCTTATTGACCGACATAGCTACATCTTGTTGCAATATACTTGAACATCCGATTTATAAAAGCCTTTATCCCTCTAATATTCATCTTGAAGAAGAAGAGGTTGCCCCGATTGATGATTTTTGGGCAGAAGTACTAAAAAAAGAAAATGGGCGTAATACATACTCATCTAGGCGAATTATAACCGCACAAGGTGGAACTGTCATTTTTTCGGCGATTGGTGGTCAAATAACCGGTTATGGTGCCGGACAAAGAAACGCAAAAGGCTTTTCCGGTGCGTTATTTATGGATGATGCTAACAAACCGGCAGACATACATTCGGCAGTTATGCGAGCCAAAGTAGTGAGATACTTTGAAGAAACGCTATTATCCAGATTAAACAACTCTGATGTGCCTATTATCAATATTCAGCAAAGATTACATCTTGAAGATTTAAGTGGTGTGTTGGCTGAAAAATACGGCTTTACGACCTTAAAAAGACCACTTATTGAAGATGGCAAGTGTTTACTTCCATCTCAATACAGCCCTGAACGTATAAAAGAGTTGCAGATTAACGATTATATGTTTTTATCACAATATCAGCAAGAGCCGATTGTTTTGGGCGGTGCAGTGATTAAATCCGAATGGTTTAGGTATTACCCAGTCCATCAAGACTATAAGTATAAGAAAATCATCATTACCGGTGATACGGCAATGAAGGTTAAAGAACACAACGACTTTTCGGTTTTTGGTGTGTGGGGATTAACGGCAGAGCATAAAATGCGTTTGCTTGACCTTGTGAGAGGTAAGTGGGAGGCTCCGGACCTTAAACGTCAGGTGGTAGATTTATGGAACAGGTGGCAGATAGATTGGGAAACATACGCATCTGCTTTATACATTGAGGACAAAGCAAGCGGTATCGGACTTATACAGGAATTAAAAACTTGCGGAATACCGGTGATACCTTTAGTGGCCGATAAAGATAAGCTGACACGAGCCGAAAACGCTTTACCTTATCTTGAAGCCGGTCTTGTAGAATTACCGGAAAACCGCAACTATACCTTTGTTAAGGACTTTGTGGACGAGTGCGAAGCCTTTACCCGTGACGATAGCCACGCACACGATGACCAAGTGGATATGTTTACTTATGCAGTGCAAGTTCTATTAGCTAAAACCGAAGTTTCTATACTAGAAGTGCTGTAATTTGCAAATGGCATTCTTAATTTGCTACAATGCGAACAAGGATAATTATAGAGGTTCGCAACTATGGCAAAGAAAATTGTTCAAAACTCACTCACAGAAGCTTTAGGTTTAGATTTATACAATCAATATGGCGATATTACAAGTCAGTTAGTTAATCCGGTCGGCATAGGTTACAACATATCGTATAGATTGCTGACTTTATTACCATACCCGTTATCTTACGCATATAAACAATACGGATTTTTACAAACGGCCATTGACCAGCCGATTGAAGATGCTTTCAGAGGTGGGGTTGACCTGACTTCGGAAACATTAAACCCGGATGAATTGGAACAGCTTAAACAAGCTATGGAAGACAATGATGACTGGGAACGTATAAAAGAAGCTCAAAGATGGGGCAGATTATTTGGTGGTGGCTTACTTATAGCCAATACAGAGCAGAAATCGGATAAAGTCTTAAATGAAAAGCGTTTAAATGGATCAAGATTAGAGTTTATTGCATCTGATAGATGGGAAAGTGTAATGCTTAACCCGGAAGCAGGGGCAAGCGATAGCGATTTTGACTTTCACGGCAAGAAAATTGACCGTTCAAGAGTATGTTTAGCACTTGGTAAACAAGCACCGTATTATGTACGGATGAGATTGCAAGGTTGGGGATTATCCTTTTTTGAACAAACCTTACCACCGCTTATTCAATACCTTAAATCTCAAAACGTAATGCTTGAACTCTTGGATGAAAACAAAATTGACATCTTAAAGATTAAAGACCTTGCCAACACGCTTACCATGAAAGACGGTACACAGATTGTTAAAAAGCGTGTGGATATAGCATCCAAGAATAAAAACTATAAATCTATGCTTGTTATAGACGGACAAGACGATTATCAGCAAAAACAACTCTCTCTTGCCGGTATGGCGGAATTATCAAAAGAAATCAGAATTATGGTAGCAGCCTATTTAAGACAGCCGGTATCAAAGATTTGGGGGACGGGTTCGAGTGGCTTCTCTAGTGGTGAGGACGATCTAGAAAATTACAATGCGATGATAGAAAGCGAAATCCGCCCCCAGTGCCTAAAGATGATTAAATGGGTGGTTGATTTACGTTGTATGCAGTTGTTTGGCCGTAAACTCCCAGACCTTACGATTAAATGGAAACCGTTGAGAGTATTAAGCGGACTTGATGAGCAACAAAAAGAAAACCAAATTTTCAACAACGTTTTCGGCATGGTTGACAGACAACTGATGTTACCGAGTGAGGCTATGGAGTATCTGAAGAACAAAGATATTGTGACTATGGATACGGAAGCCTTAAACGGCAAGCGTGATGATGAATACATCAACCGTGTTGAAATGATTGAGGACAAGGACGTTAATGATTAAGTTAAAGCCTATTAGAGAAAACTTATATCAAGAGCAAATCATATATCGCAAAATAAAGGAATATTATGACGATATACTTTTTGGCTTTATTGATAAGGTTTTTAAGAAAAATAGGTTTGAGAACGACAAAATAGATAAAAATGGTCGCCGTCATGATAATCTCGGTAGGTTTGCCGGTAAAGATATAAGTATCACCGGAAAAGAGCTTGGCGAATATTCTAGTATGAACGAGTTAAGAAAAAAAGCAAAAACATATTACAGAGAGCATTACCAGGGGAAACCGATTGAAAGATATGGTCTGGGAATTGTTAATTTTTCAAGAAAAGGGATGAATGAAACAATCTCTGGAAAGTCTAATGATACAAAAATAAGACTTATTCCTGCTATTGGTGACATTATTCGTTATGGAGAAATTGGGGAAGAGCAACCCTTAAAACATCCAAGAGATGATGACATTGTTTCTTTTATCCCAGTTATTGCTGATGTTAAAATAGGAGAAGAAAAATATAAAGTAGGTGTTTTTCTTGGTAAAGATAGCAAAGGCAGAATATACTATGATATGTTCATAAATAATGCCTCGTTACCGATAGACATAGTACCGGACGAGGCATTAAAAGCTAACTCTTTAGCTTATAACTATAATATATCACAAAATGATTTAAATGTCAATATCTTTATACACCCAAAGACAAAAATTCGTTTAGAGAATGCGGTAGATTTACGTTATTACATCTTACAGGGATATTTGCGTTATAGGGATGGATTTTTTACGATTAAACGCAATTTGCCGAATAAAGTTGCATTAGAGTTAGAAAGACTTGGTGCTGTTTATAGACGGAAAAAAAGAGGTTATTACTTAAAATCTGATAAGATACCTTTGTCTATATTACAAGCGGCAGCAATGGTTAATATTCTTGATCAAGAGAGATTAACCAAAATCAGCGAGTATTTAAGAGGACTAACCGAAACAGAGGAATTTATCACTTCAAGAGTAGATTTTTCGCCGGAAGTGATAAAAATCGGTGCTGATTTGGATAAACAGTTCAAAACATCCATGGCCGGATTGGAAATACCTCCGAACATGACAGACTTCCAAAAGTCGGAAATTGCCAAGAACTATACGAATAACCTCAATTATTACATCAAGAAATGGGTGCCAAAAGAAATACAGTCATTAAGAGAGGATTTACAACCTCTTACGCTTGGCGGATACAGAGCAGAAGCATTAGAAGAAATCATCCAAAAGCATAAAGGTGTATCTGAACGCAAGGCAAAATTCCTTGCACGGCAAGAAACAAAGCTACTCGTTGCCCAATATCGAAAGAATAGATTTAAGGAAGCCGGTGTTACGCAATATATATGGTCAACAATCTTGGACGGCAAGGAAAGAGATTTACACAGGGATTTGAACGGTCGCATTTTCAGTTGGGATGAACCACCGATTATTGATGCCCGAACAGGTGAAAAAGGGGCACCGGGAGAGGCTTATAACTGCCGTTGTATAGCCATACCGGTGGTTGAAAGTATGCGATTTGCAAAAGGTTAATAAAATATTTTATGATGTAAACAAGAGGTAGAAATGGAACTTACGAATAGTATATCAGATTTTAGTTTTGACAGTAATGTTGTCGGTAAAGGCAAACATTTTGTTTCTCGGTTTATTGAGCCGGGAGCGGTTTCTTATGGCAAAGCTGGTGTGCTTAAAGTTACCAAAGAGGCCTTGGACAAGTTTAGTCAATCTTTTGTTGGGTGTCCTGTCATTATCAAACACAAGGATTTAACAAACGCAAACGTAGATGAAGAGCGTGTAGGTGTTGTTAATGGGGTATGGTATGATGCCGGAGATGGTTGGTTTTATTGTGACGGTGTTATCTGGAACAAAGAAGCAATCAAAAAGATTGAAAACGGTTGGTCGGTCAGTTGCACCTATGACATGACTGAATCAACAGGGGAAAACGGAGAGTGGCACAATATTGAGTATGACGATGAACTCGTAAATGGTGTTTATCAACATCTCGCTATCGTTCCGAATCCTCGTTATGAAGACGCCACTATTAAATTAAACTCCAAAGAGGGGAAAGACAGTATGCTGTTTAAAATGTTTAATGGTAAAAAAGTCCAAAATTCTGACAAGGAGAAAACGGATATGATGGAAAACGAAAAGAGTGTTGATAAAAACGCACTTAAAAACAAACTTTTGGAGCATATCAATAAAGCAGTTAAGGGCAAAGGCGAAATTGACGGTCAGTCAGAAGATGCTTGGTATGAAGAACTTAATAGCTTACTTGATAAGCTTTCTTATTCTGATTCCGAAGCTGAAAAATCTAACTCTGATGATGACGAAAAAGAGGAAGATAAAAAAGACGAGGAAAAGGAAAACAAATGTAACAAAAACGCTGAAAGCGATGAAAAGGGTGATGATGAAGAATCTGATGCCGAAGATAAAGAAAATCGCAAAAAGAACTCAAAAGAATTTGATGAGTTAAAGCGTTTACATAATTCAGGCGATACGGAATTGAAGTCGGCTTATGTCAACGAAAAAGATCGTATCGAACTGGGTAAATCTTTATTTTAAGGAGAAATAACAATGGATTTGAATCAATTTGAGATTGGTAAAGAAGCCGGTGATGGTGTTTATGCACCGCAACCTGCTCGTGCTTTTAAAGTAGCTTCTACCGTTTCAACCGCTTTCGGTGCGACAACTCCTCTTAAATTGGCTGGTGTTGCTTCTTCCGGAATGCCGATTGTTACGCCGATTACAGCAACTTCTGATGTTGTATATTGTGTAGCAGCTCGTAATTTACGCAAAAATAGCTTTAAGGGTGGTGAACAAATTAAAGCTTGGGTAGCTGGTGAAATTGTATGGATGAAAGCATCTGCTGCTATTACTGCCGGTGCAAAAGTTTCTGCTGCCGTTAATGGAACTATCGCAACCGCTAACAGTACACCTATTTTGGGTATTGCTGAAAGCTCTGCCGCTGCTGCAGGCGATTTGGTAGCCGTAAACTTGGTTTCACCTTATGATGTTCAATAAAGGAGAATAAACAATGGCTAAATTTGAATTATCTAGATTATCTAATGCCGCCGCAACCGATACTCTTGGTTTTGAACAGCTTATCAGCACTCAAACCGAGATTGTTGCCGGTGTTATTGAAACAAAATACTATGAATTGTTAGGTCAAAACCTCTCTGACTTCGTTTCTTTCGATGTTGGTCGTGGTGCATACTCTACAAATGTATTCCAATATACATCTGCTTATGTAGGATCACCTTTTGAGGATGGTCTTGTTCAACCGTCATCCGGTCTTGGTATCAATGCAAAATCAAGCATCCAAATTGACGGTATTTCCCTCAAAAATAATTTCTGGAGAATGGATTATGAAGTTTCTCACGAAATTATCGAAATGGGTAAAGTTAATGCACAAGCTTTCTCGCTTATTGAAGAAAACGAAAAGGCTCGTAAGAAAGTTTATGACCTCGGTATTCAAAAAATCGTATTCGAAGGTATTAAAGGCGATGGTGATGTTCTCGGTTTGTTGAACCAGCCAACAGTAACCATCAACACATCTTTGGCAGCTAAATCTTTGAAGAACATGAGTGCAACTGAATTTAGTGCATTTGCTGTTGGTTCTTTGGGTGCATACCTGACAAACAACAACAACACTGCAATGCCTGATACATTGATGTTGGCAACTTCTGACTTTGTTGCTCTGGGTGCCCCGTCTAATGACAGTTATCCGTTGAAAACAAAGCGTGATATCTTGGAAGAAGCCTTTAGAAAAGCAGGTGCCGTAAACTTGAAGATTGTACACTCCAAGTATAATGAAACAGCATCTACATCTTCCGGTATTCGTATGGTATTGTATCACAACGTTCCGGACAGCGTTAAGGTTTATATTCCGAAACAATATACTCCGAATGCTTTGTACCCGATGAACGGTGTTGATTTTGTTTCTGTTGCAGAAGCACAATTTACCGGTGTTCAATGCATCAGACCGAAAGAAATGCTTTACATTGATGTAACAGCTTAATCTATAGGGGCGGTTTAATCGCCGCCCCATTTTTTTAACGCAAGGAGAAAACAATGAAACTATTTAACACAAGTAAAAGAACATATATGCACATCATCAAAGAAACTGATGAGAGCGGAAATGAAAAAGACGTTTACATTACACTTGAACCACGAGAAACAAAAGAAATTCCTGATTTTATTGCCGAAATTTGGCTTAAAGGTGGCGAAGTTGTAAAAGTGGCTGATGAGGAGGCAAAAGATGCTGAAATTGCTAAACTCAAAGCCGAAAATGAAGAATTGAAAAAAAAGACTACACGCAAGAAGAAATAACTCCAAGAATAGGGGGAATCTATGATTACAGTTGATGATTTTAAGCAATATTTTAAAAGGGATTTCCCCTATTTGCCTTATTATATAGAGGGCAAAGCCTATTTTTTGGGCGATGAAGTATATGATGGAATAAACTTTTATCAATCCCTTATTGATAGCAATTTACTGCCTCTAAACAACACAACAGGCTGGAAACTCATCAACAGTAGCGAAGATGAGTATATACAGGACGAAGACATCGAAAAAGCCATTGACGAGGCAGAACTCAATTTTAACAAAGATTTGTTTGACGGTTGTCCTGACAGAAGAATTGCCTTGTTATATCTGACGGCTTTTTATTTGGTGATAGATATTAAGAACGGAATGGCCGGTATATCTTCAAACGGATATGCAGCCTTTACGGCATCCAAATCTGTGGGAAATGTGTCGGAAAGTTACGGATTACCTCAAAGTATTGTATCAAACCCGAATTATGCCCTTTATCTTGATAATGGCTATGGCAAGAAATATTTGACCTATATTGTGCCGAGAACAAGTGGTTTCTTTTATGTATCAAGAGGAGGTACAACAATTGGGTAGTGTTCGCTTTAATATGGACGGGTGGAATGACCAAGTAAAAAAAGCGTTACAAGGTAATTTTGTAACCCGTGTCGGTATATTGGGCGAAAAAGCATCTGAAATCCACAACGAAACAGACAAAACAAATGCGGAAATCGGTGCAATACATGAATTAGGCTTATTGGCACACGTTCCGGAGCGTTCTTTTTTGAGGATGCCTTTGGAAACAAAGCTTGAGGGATGGATAGAGAACAACCTTGATTTATATGAGCAATGCTTAAAAAAAGGCAATATGAAAAAGTGGTTTGAGGCATTGGGTTTTGCTGCTGAAAAAATCATAGATGATGCATTTTTATCCGGTGGCTTTGGCAGTTGGCCAAGACTTTCACCGGTTACTGTTGCCATGAAGGGCGGTAGATGGTGGCCATTGATAGATACAGGTCAATTAAGAGCATCTATTACATCGGCAGTATATGAAAGAGAGGGAGAATGAAAATAACAGGAGCCGGAAAAAGAAAACTCTCACAATCTAATTTACCCAACATGAGCCAAACCATAATCGGATGGTTTCAGCCGATAACTTTTGTTAAGCTATCTCGCTCGGTAGTTGACTATGAGCAGGTATTAACCGAAACAAGAATTAACACACAAGGTGTGGTACAGCCATATAAACCAGAGCCTTTGGAAATACAACAATACGGTACACAAAGTTGGATTTGGCAAGATATGCACTGTTTGCCTGATGTAACGCTTAAAACAGATGAAATTATTGTCTATCAAAACATCAGATATAAGGTGCTTTATAAAAAAGACTACACCGAATACGGCTATGTAGAATATATGCTGTGTGAAACATTTGAGGGGGCGTAAGATGGATTTTAGAGAGCCGATAAAGATTATTGCCGACATTTTATCTCACGAACTTAATCTTAATGATGACAGGATTTTTATCTATAATGACGGCAGACCTTTACCAAAAGATAACGGTTTGTATATATCTCTTTGTATTAATGAGATAATACCGTTTGCAAACAATAACAAAACCGGGGATATAAACGAAACGTTTAGCGAAAAGCAATCTCTTAACTACAGGCAAAAGATAATAGCATCGGTAATTTCTAAAGATAACACGGCACGGATTGCTGCTTATAATGCCGTTATGGCCTTAAATTCGACCTATTCACAACAGATACAGGAACAATATGCTTGCCATATCGCAAAGATTGCACACGTTACAGATGCAAGCTTTTTAGAAGAAACATCAAGGCTTAATCGATTTGATGTAGCTATAAATGTTATTTCATGGGCAGAGATGACAAAAGAAATAGACTATTATAACACAGGGGACACACAGTCACGCTTTGAGCCGTGATTTGAAAAAAGTATTATTGTTAGTTTAATATTAAACTGAAAGGAAATAAAAAAATGGTTGATATTGTAAACATTATTAACGTAAGTGAGCAAACACCGTCTAGAACGCTGGGTTTTTATAATGTGAACAACGTTATGTTGTTTACAACGGAAACCCCGGTTGTTACTTTTACGGAAAGTTACAGGCCTTACGTTTCTTATGCAGATGTTGTTACCGATTTTGGGACAGAATCTGCTGCTGCAGCTTGTGCACAGGCTGTATTTGCACAATCTCCGTCATTGTTGGCCGGTGGCGGACAGCTTTTAATTGCACCTTATAATCAAGATGTACAAAATCCGGAAACAATGGCAGAAGCTGTTGTCAGACTAAACAAAGACGTTTATTTTGGTGGTGTTCTTTCTGCACAGTTATTGGATGACACAGATGGTCCTGCCGTAGCAACTGCTTGTCAGGCTTTGGAAACAATTTTTGTTTATCCACAAACAAGTACAGATGCTATTGCCGGTGTATTTAAGACAATTATTGATGCCGGTAATTCTCACACAAAGTGCTTTTTATACACATTGGGTTCGGCAAAGGCAGTTAAAGCGGCGGCTGCATATATTTCAAGAGCGTATGCAGTTAATTTTGAAGCACAGAACTCTTGCTTGACAATGAACTTAAAGGATCTAGCCGGAATTGATGTTGATACCGGTATTTCTCAAAGTGTATATACAAGCTTAAAAACATTGGGTGCAGATTGCTATTGTTCTATTGAAGGATTGCCAAAAGTCATTTCTAACGCACCAAGCGGTGGAATGTTCTTTGACCAGATCTTTAATCGTATGTGGTTTAAGCAAAGAGTAAAAGTAGAATACTTTAATACATTGGCCGGAACTGCAACAAAAATTCCGCAGACGGAAGCAGGTATGAACTCGGTAAAGAATGCTATCCGTGGGGTTTGCGATTTGGCTGTTTATAACGGTTTCTTGTCTCCGGGTAAATGGAACGGCAATGATAAGTTTGGAAATGTAGAAGACTTTGAACGTAATATCAGTGATTTCGGTTATTACATTTATTCAAGACCGGTAAGAGAGCAATCACAAACAACTCGTGCATCTCGTGCGGCTCCGGTAGTACAAATTGCCGGTAAAGAAGCAGGGGCGTTCCACAGCGGTTCAATCATTGTTCAATTTGAAGCATAGGAGGTATAAATGCAGTCATATACAAGTAATGATATTTTAGAGTTTGACGGCGAATTGCTTACAAACTTATGCGATGGGGACTGTGCGATTATTACATACCCGAACGAGCTTCATGGTATGAAAACCGGTAAAGGCGGAAACACAGTCGGTGCTCATAACGAAATGGGACGTGAGGCAGAATTGGTTGTCAGAGTGATTAAAGGATCGCCTGATGATAAACGCTTGAACTCACAACTCATTAAATGGAAAGACAGAGCCGATGATTTTGTCCCGTCAAGTGCAGTATTTACAAAGGTTATTGTAGTTGATGGCGGAATTACAAACGAAGTCACAACATTAAAATTCGGCTTGCCTGTTAAATGCGTTGAAACAAAAGAAAACGTAGAAGGTGATACCGAACAATGTATATCCAGCTATCATTACAGATTTGGCGATAGCTTGAGAGCATTGGCTTAATATGAAGTTTACAGGGGTGGTGTTTTCCTTGTGTCACCACCCTTGTAATGCTTGAAACACAAGGAATAACACGAGGATAACACATGAAAGACATAGAATTAAAAAGCGGAAACATATTAAAGTTTGGGCTACCGCATATTGAAAAATCTTTAAGACTAGCAAACATCGTTGCCAGAACATTCAGTGAGCACGGATTAAATATAAAATTAAGCCGTGATACAGAGGTTAATATTGGAAAACTCTTTTTTGACAATCAAGAAGCCTGCTTAAAAGGGTTGTCTGATATTATTTTTAATGAAGATGTAAGTAAGGTTGTTTTGGATTGTGCGGAAAAGTGCTTATATGTGGCCGAAAATAAGCAAATGAAGATTACCCTTGATACGTTCGATATGGAAGCCTATCGAGGTGATTATTATGAGGTTATGATAAAAATCGCATGGGAAAATATTAAACCTTTTTTCGGAAATCTCCTTACGAAGTCCTAGACAAGCATAGGTTGAGTGAGGAGAGGATATGTCCCAGACATTCAATAAAAGTAAGTTTGCTTGATTATTGGAGTGCGATGCTATCAAAAGCCGGTTATGGCAGTGTTGATTTGCTAAAATCTTATGATTGTGTTACATTTTTAAATATACTGGATTACGAGGTTTTTTGCCGGGAAATGGAAGCAGAAACTCACGCAATACAAAGGATGAATAGAAAATGAAACTAGGCGAGCTTTTTATTGATTTAGGGGTTAATTCGGGAGGTGCATTTAATGCACTCTCCGGCTTTGCATTTAAGCTGACAAATATTGCTGATTTAGCCGGTAGAGTAAATACTGCAATCGAAAAAGGATTTGGAGATCAAGCACGTTGGGCAAATGATATTTTAAATCTATCACAAGCTTTGGATGTTTCTACAAAAACCTTACAGGGATTAAGGATTGCCGCAAAAGAAGTCGGCACGCCTTTTGATAGGATGGGTGAAAAATTAAAAAAGCTTGATGAAGAAAGATTATCATGGCTTGCAGGGGAAAACGAAGACTTTACTCGTAAGATGTCTTGGTTCCGTCTTAATAATACCGACATTCAAAATGCTCAAAACAGTTTAGAATTGATGCAGTTGATGATACAAAGAACTGCGAATATTAGCGATAACAGGTTAAGAGAATCATTTAGACGTGCTTATGGTTTTAACGAAGATGAAACGAGAGCATGGTTAAACTTCTTTAGGGAAAGACAAAGATACGAAAATAATAGTGCTGTTTTATCAGAAGAAGAATTACAAAGACAAAGAGAAATTGCGTATTCCTTAAATAATTTAGGAATTGCCACAGAAACAATGTGGAATAAAATATCAATTGGTAAAGCAGAAGTATTTAAGGATTTTATTGATTGGCTAGTAAAAAGTGAGGAAAAGTTTGCTGATTTAATCACTCGAGCAACGTCATTTAGAGAAGTTTTGGTTGGCTTACCTAGTGTCTTTCTTGAAAATGCCGAATCAGTAAAAGAGTGGGAAGATAGATTATCAACATTGTATGATTGGTTACAAAAAGTTGGTGCTTTTGTTAATGGGGCAATGGCTTTTTCCGCAATCTTATTTACTCAACTTAAAAGTGGGGTTGGATTTAAGCAAGCTTTCAAAGATGCAAAAGAAGGGTATGAGTACGCAAGAGGTGTTTCATTAGGTGATACTAGTACGGTTAAAAATGTTTTACCTCTTAAAACATCTAGTGTATCGGAAGATGATTACAGTATAAATGGAATGTATGATGAAATAGAGCCTCCCGTAAATGAAAATGCAGCATGGGCGATGAGCCAAATGTATAACGATAATAGCACGACAAACATCTATGTTGAAAATGTTAAAGATGGGGTAGATGCGAAAAACGATATGCAGAAGACAAAAATGAACATGGTTTATGATAGGAACGTAAATGGCAGAAGAAAATAACACAGCACAAGATTTGACTAAAGGCTTTTTTGATGTAGCACAAGAGGTGTCAAAAGCCTTTGTCGGCTTTACCGGTGCAACAGGAATTGCCGGATTTAAGTTTGACATATCTGACGATGAAGAAATAACCCTTGAAAATGCTATTACCGACCATTACACCGAGGATAATGTGCCGGTGCAGGATAATATTGTCAATAGGCCGGTTAAAGTAACCTTGCGAGGTCTTGTCGGGGAGTATGTATATACACCGCCAAAATCCGAAAGTTTATGGGATAAGGCAGTAAAAAAGGCACAGAATGTTACCGAAAAGTTAATTACGATTGCTTCTTATCTGCCTCCTATCAGTGATTTTACACAACAAGCATTTGATTATGTGAAGAAGGATAATAAAACTTTTACCGATACGCTAGATATTACAACGGATGCTTTTAAGCTTTATCGAAACATAAATATTCCGACAGATAAACAAAGCAGAGCGTTTTTATTCTTTGAGGCTTTATGGCGGTCAAGACAAACGTTTACGATCCAAACACCTTACAGATTTTATACAAACATGGCGATTTTATCGCTTAAAACCGTGCAGGGTGGAGAAACAAGAGATAATACCGATTTTGAGATTACGTTTAAACAAATAAACAGAGTAGTATCTAATGAGAGAAGTGATAAGTCGTTACAGGGAAGATTAAAAGACATGGCCAAAGACTATGCCAATAAAGGTATTGCCAGTGTGAAAGACGTAGCTATGACAGCAGTATCAACGACATCCGGATGGGTTGGACAGGAGGAGCAATGAAACAGATTACAAGTATAACTGCAGAACCGAAACAAAGATTTTCAGTACGTCTTGATGACGGCTCTATGGTTAATATAAAAATGGAATATTCTGATACAAATCGCTGTTGGTTTATGGACGTTAATTATGGCGGTTATGAAACAAACTGTATTCAAGTAACAAATAACCCGAATATATTAAGGCAAGTAAAGAATCTCTATAATTTTGGTATCGGTTGCAGTGTGATTGATGGAACAGAGCCGTGGTTTGTGGACGATTTTTTAACCGGCAGGGCAAGTCTTTATGTATTAAGCAAAGCTGATGTGGATTATGTGGAGAAAAACATTTATGGATAAGTTTTATAAAACATACTCTATAAGGTTTGATATCGGCGACATTGATTATGGCAGAGAAAAACCAATCAATGTTGAAGAAACAATTTATGTGACCTATCCATTAACTGCTGAATTTGCTATTGGTAGAAGTATATCGGCAGGTACAAATACGGCGATGGTTCGCATATATGGACTAGGGGAAACAAAAAGACGTTTGCTTTATAAAGACCATGTAGATATAAGAAAATATATTTTAATGACGATTTATGCCGGATACGATGACAACCTGTTTGCTATTTATCGTGGCACAGTTCAAGAATGTTATAGTGTGCGAGATGGTGGGGCAACAGAATATTTAACAGTGATTGATTCCACAGACACGTTGCTTGATATGTTTTTAGGTAAAACT